GCAGTACGAACGCCCCACCTTCCTGGAGGGTGGCATACATGCTGATATCCGCCTCGTTGTTGTCGTAGGCGAGAGAATTGGTCATCGTGTTAGAGGCCCCGTACCAATACTCGGCCCCGTTGAACAGGAGTCTCAGAAAGATGGACTTCGTGATGCTCGGCGGAATCACCGCGTAGGTCTTCGCGCCACCTGCTGCAAGGCTGATCGCTATCGTCGTCGTCCCGCCGCTGTTGTCTGCTACTTTTGGTTTGGTGGTCCACACGTATACATCGTCGTTTTGAGTAAATTCGGAAACGTTGAACGGCGTCGAAGTATTATCCGTGGTACACCACGAAACGAGTGCCTTATAGGTATACCCGGAAGGCATGGTAGGTGAAGTCGCCGACGTGGACGCAAGTCCCGCCTTAGTCGTTCCGTTGTCGATGACGTAGAGAAAATATCCCGTGTTTGCCGCAAGGGAGCCGTTGTCTAACCCGTTCGCCCCCGCGACATCAAGATCCACGGTGAGGGAAACGGAAGAGCGGAGGAGCGTGGCGTCCGCGTTGTCAACCGCAACCACCTTATCTGCCGTGATGGTGACAGATTGATTGTCTGCGGGCGTGGTGATTTTTAAGTTCTTGTACTGCGCGACATATGGGATGGCCGACCATGCTCCATCTCCGCGAAGGAACGTGGAGGTTGAGGCAGTCCCGGAATGATTGATCTTACCAAGCGGGATCGTGTTGTCGAGGATCTTGGAAGACACGATGGAATTGTCCTGAATCTTCGCGGAAGTCACCGTATTATCTTTAAGATCCGCGCCATTGACCGTATTGTCCGCAAAGGTGGGAGCCCCCGTCACGGTTAGCGTTGCCGTTGTCACTCTACCCGTAATTGTTGCGTTATCGTACCCGGAGATATTTCCTGTATTGTCCCCAATGACATTCCGCGTAGTTACGTTATCCGTTACATCAAGACTCTGAAACCCGCCGGCGACTCTGCCAGCCAACAACACCTTATCGACAGGAAGGAGTAGTAACCCAATAGCGAGCAGTATGGCGATCCATTTTCGCATTATTTCTTCTTGGTTCCCTTCTCGCCGAATTCGGCCACGGCCACCTTCGGAAGCGGAGGGGGCTCACCTGACTTCACGGCAACCTGATTCCCGGTCGTAAGCACCGCTTCTGCCAGCTCCTTCTCTTTTGCCGCGACTTCTGCTTCTGCCGCGGCCTTAGCCTCTGCTTCGGCCTTCCCTTCGGCTTCTGCCGCTTCCTTCGCGGCCTGCTCCTCGGCCACCTTCTGCGCCTCGGCCTCTTTTGCGGCCGTCTCAACCCGCATCTTCCCCAGGATTTCCTCGGCCTTCATGGCGATCTCTGTTTCGTGAATCTTCGCCGCGAGATTTTCCTTAAGTTCCTTCAGTTCCGCTTCGACCTCGGTGATTTTGGCCTTCAGTTTTGGAATCGTATTGAGCGCAGGCGGAACGCGCTTCCATCCACGCGACAGCGCGAGTTCCATCGTCGCTTCGCTCTCAACGGAGATCACCCCGTAGTCCTCGTGGTACATATTTCTTGGGAATCCTGTCTCCTCGGGCATTACATTCTCCCCTCTTTTTTGTTCCTTCGATTCATGAACCGCTTGATCGGTTCGGGGCCTTTCGGTTCTTTTGTTTTCTTCTTCCGGTCAGCGGCGAATTCTTCTGGAGTATGGATCGCGCCTGTCTTCATGTTCTTCGCCTCGGCAACCTCACCGTCCTTGAAAGCCAACCGGACATCCGTGCCCTTCTTGTAGCGGTATTTCGCGCCGGGGATCGGCATGGTATTACAACTTCCCGCCTGTGCCCTTGCCGCCGCTCGTGGGCACGTTCGTCTTGGCAGCAGGCGCGAACCCGTAGCCGTTCTGCCCCTGCGCCGCCTTCGTGCTCGGCACGTTTGCTCCGCCGCTCTTGATGCCCGTGTTCCCCGCGACCGGCTTCATCTTCGATGCGCCCAACGATCCGGCTTTGCTCATGACTCGTTCTCCTTTCAGCAGGCCCTTCGGCCCATCATGATCTCGTTTAGGAACCCGTAATCGACACCCTTGATCGCAGGGACGAATATCCCGGTCCGCTCAATCGTCCGATTCTTCGATGACTCCAACAGTAATCCGTTGTCTTGGCAGTACGAGTAGATCCCGGTCCCCTCGATCGGGAAGAAGTAGAACGGACTTGGGAAGTCAGGAGCAATCTCGTCGATCATCCGCGCCGTGGCAATCGCCTCTTCGTTCGTCTCCGTCGGAAGGCCGTACATGTAGGTCGCGAAGACCTTCACGCCATACTTGCGGCAGATTATCGCAGCCTGCTTGTTCTGCTCTACCGTCGTACCCTTTTTGATGAAGTCCAGAATACGCTGGCTCCCGCTCTCCATGCCGATAACGAAGCAGTCGCATCCTATACTCGCCAGCCGCTCCACCATCTCCTCGTTGCGGCAGATGATGTCGGCCCGAGAACACGCCGCGATTCTCGCGCCGAAGTCCTCACGTTCATACAGGTCGCAGAATTCCATGACCCATTTCTTGCTGAAGGTGAACGTGTCGTCCCAAAACGTGATGCTCTTGAAATCGTACTTCGCCTTCAGGACTTTCAATTCCTCGACGACGTTGTGCGGCGACCGTATCCGGTGCGGCTTGCCGAACACGGCGTTCTCGGCCGGTTGACAATAGTTGCAGAGAAAATTGCAACCCCTCCCCGCCAGCATCGTGATCGACGGCAACTCCTGTCCTGGAGAGAAGAAGCAGTCCAGTTCGCGCTGGTAGTCGAACAGTTCGCGATCGACCCATGGGATCAGGTCCAGGTCCGGCTTCTCTCCGCGGATCATCTTCGGCAACGGTTCACCAAGTTCGTGCTGGCATACAAGATCAGGGAACGTCACTTCCCCCTCGCCCATGACCACCGTGTCGATCTCGGAGAAGTCGTACCGCTCAGGGAATATCGTCGGATGAATGCCGCCGACGACTACCTTGCTCGCGGGATGGTAATGCTTGACCGCTTTGGCAATCATCGGGGCGAATTCTCCATCCACGGGGGACACCGACAGACCGAAAACGTCGGCCTTGGTAGCGGCGATCTTTGCGATAGCGTCTCCTGCCGAGGCCAAGTTCCGGAGGTCGATCAGCGTCACGTCATGGCCGGCGGCTTTCGTAATCGCGCCGATCGACGCGATGCCGTGACCGATCCATCCACCCTCTCTATCTCCTTGGGGTCTGTCGGCGCAGAAACCCGCGACACCGATGCCGCAATAGATGAGGCACACTTTCATTTCGCGGCCGCCGCCAGTACCATCTTCTCCGCTGACTCGGGGGTCAACAGCCTCGCCGGATCATGGCTCCCGCCCGGACAGGCGCGAAGGAAGGAATCATAGTTGCCCGTCCACCCCTTGATCCCGAAATGCGTGATCGTGACGCGAGGCTCGACCCATAGTTCCCCGCCGATCGACGCCCACCTGCGGCAGAACGAGATGTCCTCGCCCATCGGAGGGATCCGGCCGAAGAAGTTGAAAACCTTCACCGGCGATGAACCTTCCTCCATCAGCTTGCCCTCGTAGAAGTTCTCCGGCATCTTCTCGGCCAGTTTCAGGAACACTTCCCGCCGAATCTTCATGAACCCGGTCGGCACACCCCACGCGCTGATTAGACCCCGAGCGTTCACCTTCGGCGTCTGGTCCTCGTTCACGTTAAGCACGCACGAATAGAAATCCCACTGGTTCTTGCAGGGGTATCCGGCCCCCACAACGTCCACGTCCGCCTTGAGCAAATTCCCGAACCCTTCAAGGTCCCACGCCATGTCCGAGTCGATGAATATCAGGTGCGTGGCGTCCGACTCCATAAACTTGTTCGCGATCGTGTTCCTCGCCCGGTCCACATAGGCATCGCCCGACAGGTCCCAATAGTCGAATTCGATGCCGAGCTTGTTCAGCAGGGAAATCGTTTTCGCGAGACTGGAAATGTACGGGCTGAATGCCGAGACGCTGTAAAAAGGAGTTGCGATGACGAGTTTCATCCGTCCTCCATGAAGGTTGCGGGGCGAGGGATTTCTCCCTCGCCCCGTTGGTTGCCTACGCCGACAGGATCCCGATGTTCACGAGCGCCGTGCGGAGATCGTTGACCATCGTGATGATCTCGTTGGCCTGTGTGGAAGTTGCGAACCCCCACTTGGTTGTGGTGGTCGAGATGGAGACGGTCGTGGTGACTCCGGCGCCGGCCGTGGTGGCCTGCTGCGCCTTCGGAGTCGTGCCGTAGAACCCAACGGGGTCCGCGGCGACCTGCCCGAGGACGATTCCATCCGGGTTCCCGTTGCCGATCTGCTGCTTCAGACTTCCGCTTTCGCTGTTCGGTGCGGTCATTTATAGACCTCCTTCTTGATTAATCGGTTACGTGTGCCCAAGAACGTCGTTTCCTGATGTCACAAATGGTACTGATGCTCACGCCGTACTTCTGCGCGAGCCTGCTGTACGATTCATTGCTTGCGCGGATCCCGACCACAATCTCGGGAGTGATCTTGTCGCTGACCCCCTTGTGGGCACTCACCCGAACCGCATGAACCGGCTCGACATCGGTGATGTGCGACCAGGAGACGCGCTGCTTGATGCTTCCGATCGTGGCTCCCTTCACCCCGTAGTCGGCAGCGATCGCCGTGTGGGGGCGAGGGTCGATGAGGATGGCTCGGACCTGCTCCTCGGTGAGAATAGCTTTCCCGGCATCTTCCCCGAAAGCCGCACGATGCCAGCCCTTGGAGATTTTGTCGTTCATGTTGTCGCTGTCCGTGCCCAAGAACAGGTGCTCCGGGTTGACGCAGGGAGGGTTGTCGCAGGAATGGCAAACGCACATCCCGTGAGGGATGTCGCCGTGGACGAGGGCATATGCGAATCGATGCGCCCTTCGGTAGACGACGCGATCCCCTACCTTGCCGAGAAAACTGCCGTAGCCATCCTTGTCTTTCCCTGAAGTCCAGTTCCAGCAGGTATCTGTTTTCTCGACCTGTGCCCAGAACTTTTCCTCATCGGAAAGGCCACGGTAGACCCACTGCATTGTCTGACGGCCCATCGGCGATCCGTGTTTCCGGTTCCGCCGCCAATGGTTTACGCACATGCCGAGCGCGACGGTTTCCTTGTCGCATCCCTTGATGCAGCACACTTTCGGGTCCAAGAAATAGTCCATCCCGGCTTCCTTGTGGGTTAATGACATATCATCATTAACACCACAAAGGGGCGAGGATGTCAACTCTTTTTTACCGAAGTATGCCACGTTGCTTGTCTCGTTACCCCGTGATTCTTGTGGCTAATTCGGCCCGGAGCGTCTTCCAGCCTCCGAGGACATCGATTCGACAGGGAAATTGGTCGGAATTCACATCGTAGGCCCGGATGATTCTCATGGAGATGCCGTCGTAGACCTCGCGGGCCGCGAAATCGACGCCCCTGGGCAGTTCGAGGTCGGCGGTTCCGAGCGTGAAGGCATCCTGGTGGTACGCCATGTTCTGCGGACCCGAGGAGGCTGTGGCGCCGAACCAGACCACCGCATCGGAGGCGGTCGGCACACGGTTGATGTTTCCGTCGGCCACGGTTGAGGAGGCGAGCTTCGGGGTCGGGGATACCGGCACCGAAGTCGTGCCACTCATTGTGGTGTCGGCGGTCACGACGAAGGGCTGAAAGATGCCCGTGGACTGGCCGTTTTCCGGGTTGACCATATAGACGGAGGCGACGGTAAGGACATCGCCCTTCTTGATGGTCGCGGTGCCACCGGTAAGGGACAGGTTGGCGCCTGTGGTCCAGGTCGCCTGAACGGTGATCTCCGCAGAGATCGCCCTGGTGCCGTTTGTGTGCGTGGCGACGTTCTGGTCCATGGCGAACTCGAAACCGAGCGCCTGACCCAGAAGGCCCTTCTTGAACTGGTTGCCGATGCGATCCGTCGGGTTGTAGAGGCCGGAAAGGCCCTGCACCGAGGACGCCATCGCAGCCGGTCCGAGAATCGCACGCCGGTTGTCGTCGCGGGGGCACGCGCTGTGATCGAGAACCATCCCCGCGTTGAGGTAGATGCCGGGCGTGGTGTACATCAGCAATCCCGTACCGCCCGCGGCGGATCCGGGGGTGGTCCCGAAGGTGCCGACGATGTTGTAGATGTCGGTGTAGAGCGCCAACCCCGTCTCGTCGATCTTCGAGGCGATTCGCGCCATGGCCGGCGTGAGGATCCGCTTCGAAAAGTCGTCGAGGGAGAGGGTGAGTTCCGCGGACGAGAACGAAACATCCACGCCCCACTGAGTATCCAGCGTAAGCGAGGTGTACGCCTCAGTCGTGTTCTGGACGTTGATGGCCGCGCCGGTACGGACGAAGTACCGATTCGGTTTTCGGATGTTGATGGTTGACCCGACCTTCGCGCCGGACACGCCGAACTCTTTCGAGTACTGGCGATTGACCCCTTTGGCAAAGGCGAGATTGTTATGCAGGACACGCAAAGCTTCGCGGAGCAATGCGGTCGGAGTCAGAAGAGTATTTGACACTTTAGCCTACCTCCTTCGAGTGTTTTAGTGCATGTACTACTCGCCCGAGTCCCTGAGTCTCGGAAGTGACAGGAGGCAGGCTTCTCGTGCCTGAGTCGCGCTTTCGTGCGGGCGACGAACTCCGCGCTACGTCGTACTTACGAAAGCGGTTGGTACTTCTTTCATCCTTTCGCTGCACCGAACTGCTGTGCATTTCTCTTCTTCATGAAATCATCAATCGGAATTTTGTCAAGATCTATTTCCGTAACCCCTGCCGGTGTGAGTGGTCTTACAGGGTCCGGTGCCTGTGATACGCGCCTCGGCGGATCCGGAGCTGGAGTTGCGAGAATCTTCGCCTCGATGCGTCCGAGTTCCCGCGCTGCGGCCAGCGGCGATAGTTGCGCGATTCTTGCGCCTTCGGCCCTGTTTGCAGCCAGGAATCGCAGAATCTTCGGGGCCACATCTGACTCGCGAATGACTTCAGCCATAGCGGTGCTCACAGGAAGCGTTGTGTCGCTAAGGATGTCCAGTAACCCAGGGTCCGTCTCGGCGGCTGCGTTGATTCGTCCCATGAACGTCTGCTGTGACTTGGCGACCGCTTCTCTGGTACGGACTTCCTCGGCGCGTCTTGATTCGACGACCCGCCGTTTATCCATCGCGAAGGCCGACTTCGCCATAAGCAGATCATCGTAGGACCGCCCCGCCTTTTCGAAATTCTCCGCGGTCAGCCCGACGGCTGCGAATTCAGCTTCGGTAGGTAAGAAGTCTTCGATCTTGAGGGGTGCCGGGGGAGCGTTCGGGTCCAGAGGTGGTTTGGCGACACGCCCTTCGGCCAAACCACGGTAGTATTCCGCTTCACGTTCGGAAGCCCGCTGCTTGGCGACCAGTTCCCGAATGCGCTTCTCGGCCCCTTCGCTTAATGCAGGCTCGGCCGGCGGCTGCGCCTCTTCTTCTTCTGCCGCTTTCCGTGCGTCCTCGGCCTTCTGCGCCTCTTCTGCGGCTTTTGTGGCGTCCTCTGCCGCTTTGGCCGGGTCCACGACCTCTTCGAGTTTTTTTGCTTCCTCGGCGGCCTTCGCCGCCGCTTCTTGTGCCGCGATCTCTTCGGGTTCTGGCATTATTCTCCCCCCTCGTCCTTACGCAATTTTCATACCTCTCTGATTCATCCTCTGCTCATACGGAGTGGCCCATCTACAATTATTTTTATCATATCCCTTGTTGTTGTCTTCTCTATCCAAAGAACGGCCTGCTGGACGAAGGCCCATGTCTTCAAGGAAGTTCTCAAAACTATGTCGCCACCTATCGCAAACACCAATACCGCGTCCTCCATATATCCCGTACTCTCTCCTATTCGGGTTGTAGCAACGCTGAAGCATGCTTTTCCAACTCACATAAGTCCGGCTATCTTTGCCGTTTTGCGAATGTTGGTGGGTCATGTGGACAATCTTTGCAATCTCATCCCGATAGCACCCGCAAGACACAGAACCGCCACTCTTCAGCGATCCAGACCGAACATTTTTCTTGGTCCCGCAATCACACATGCACTCCACCAAGGCATGGCCAGAGGAAGTCCGTAATCCCTCGTCTCGCAGCACAAGCAGTCTACCGTACCGTTCACCGACCGAAGGTGAATTGCTCATCCGTCCCCTCCTATTTTTTCTGACGCACCTTCATGAAGTCGTCCATCGTCCCCTTGTCGTGTTCGGTCTTGCACTTGGCGCTCATCTTGGTCATCTGGATCTCCATGGAGCGATCCATTTTGTTTTTCCCATCTACCCCCTTGACCGCATTAGCACGTTTGGCAACAACTTGCCCCTTGGCCGTTATGTCCACATCACCGCCGACTTCGGCGTTGTCGTATACATCACCCATCTTGGCGATCTGCTCCTCGCCGAGCGTGATGCGTGTGCCCCACGGGTACTGATCCTGTTCCACACTGGTCGGCATCGCACCGAGTTTCATTTCCTTCTCGGTTTTCTTTGGTGATTTCAGATCAACCATTTCCATCGCGTCTCTCCTATTGGGTCATCTGTGGGGGAGGCCCACCGCGAGGCATCATCGCATCGGCGGGGTGATCTGGTGTCATCAGTTCCCGAAGGAGCCCCATTATCATCCCCCTCACGTTCCCTTGAGCGTCTGCGGCTTCTTTGAGAGCCTTTATCTGCTCGACCTTCTGCCGTTCGAGTTGAACGTCTATTTTCTTCTCTTCGAGTTGCAGTTTTTTCATCTGAACTTGAACGGCCAACGGCGGCGGTTGAGGCGCAGGCGGCGGATCGCCCGGTTTACGTTCGCGTAGATCGGGCGGTAAGAGCTTCTGCAACCGTGCTGCGAGCTTATCGCTACCGGGGAAGTCCATGTTCTCGACGAGTATATCAACCGCAATTCCCATCTTATCTGGCATGGAATTTATCAGCGTAAATATATTTTGGGACGCTTCCTGCCGCTGTGTCGTGTAGGACGGGCCGACGGATACGATCACATCGTACTTACCGATCGTAATATCGTTGAACCGTGCTTCCGGCCCCTTTTCTTTCATGGACGATATTAATTTATTCGGATCGAGGCCGAAGTACCGATTCGGATTCTGGCGGATGTTCTTCAGGGCGCTGACCGCCGTGGTATTGACCGGCACGAACGTCTCTGAGTCGTCTATGTTTCGAATCCGCACGTCTCGTTCGGTATCGTACACCTCGGGGATCATTTCGTTGATGATCCGACCTGAGTGAGCAATGGAACGAGATAGATTATCCAGAAACGCAAACGTGCCCACATCCCCTGGCGTCTGTCTTGCGATGATTGCCGGGGCGCTGCGTTCCGGCCCCTGGTCGCCTACGTCGGCGGCAAACTGCCCGATCACTTGCTTTAAGTTTTCGTGCGCCGACTGGCGTTGTGCGAAGAGAGCCATCGGCGGATCCCCTGCGTGGGTTCGAATTGGAACTGCCATCGGGCTTGCAGGGTCGATGTTAAATTTCAAGTACGGGAAATTCTCTTCGTGCGCCGTCGCGTAATCGTTCTCGTACCCTTTTATCATCGCCGCGGTCACAAGCCACGGGGCCTTCGGGGCGAGTGCGACTGTCTCGGCTATGGCGGTTTCCCAAAAATTCACTAACCGCTGCGGGTCCTTCGCATCGCGAATCAGTCCTCGGATATACCGCTTCCCTTCGATGTTGCGTTCTTTCCCGAGGACCAGAATTATCGGAATATACTTGCCCGGAAAATACTTCTCGTCGCCGTCCATACCTTCGATCACGTCCGCCCCGTTGATGATGTACCGGCGGATTTTAACTTCGTCGGTGTCTTTGGTCTTGGCGATCTTTGGTTTCTCTCCGATCGTCATTGCGATTATTGTATCCGCCGGGGGCGCCGGTGGGGCGACCGGAGAGGAAGACGGCACGACCCCACTGGCATCTGCCCCTTGCGACTCAAGACCCGCAGCCGGTATTGAAGAGGCGGTGGACGAGGCCGCCACTCCCGGCGGCGTTGGGGAGTTCGCTTGTTCGGCGGTGGCTGCCGCTATTGCGGCAGTTCTGGCGGCGATCGCCGCTCTGATATCTTTAGCTTTGGTTTCCCACTTCGCGATCAATTCTTGTGCTTCCTCGAACGGCATCACCGTGCCGTCGGAAAGTTGCGCCATCTTCTTTTTCTTGGTTTCGCGCACGAAGTATTCGGCGACCGTCACCGTGTTCTGGTCGAACCACAGTTCGTTCGACATACCGAGGCCAACTTTGAGTGAATCGCTCGGATACTGCACGTTGGGCCACTTCTCGTCGAAGTCTTCCTTCGGCATTCTCTGTAAGACAAAACCGTACTTCGCGTCGGCGAATGTATCGTCTTTGCAGTCGGGGTCGAGATAGACCAAAAACGGATTCTTTACCGCCTCTAAATATATCTCTTGTATGAATGGATTCTCTTCGGTATAGCGAGTTAGAATTCGCCACGCGCCGTAGCCGCAGGACGCGGCCATTTCGAATGCCTGGTCGTAAATCTGCTCGGCTCGTGACAGATACTCAACATTCCGAACGATGCCTTCTCGAATACGCGCCAGATGCACGTCGGCTTTCGAATCAACCGGGCGAATCTTCACGCGGGGCCGGTTAAGTCGTTCCTCGCCGACGATCTGATCTACGTACTTGGGTAGCAGATTGATTTGCAGAGCGGGTCGCTTGCGGCGCTTTCTTAACTTTAGGTCCCCTTCGTCCCATTGACTTCCATTTAGAAAGTTCAAATCTTCTATTGCAGCCGATCTGTTATGTTGATCTGAGTCAACGCACCTTTGTAATCTCTTGTTGGCTAAACGTAGTATTTTTTCTTTTGGTGTTTCTTTTATATTATCTCTTACTTTATCCATTGATGGCTACCCCCTCGCCCTGCGCCATCAATACCACTTTCCTGCAATGATCTATATATTCACCTGGACTCATTTTTCGTTTACCTATATTACAATTATGACAGCATGGAACTACATTGGATGTTGTGTACCCGATGTTGCTGTCAAGTCTATCCAACCCGATGGTTTCTATTGTGTCCCCGCAATAGGAACACGGTTTTCTCCAATATGACATGAACTCTTCTACCGTTAACACGAATACGATACCTCTTTGCTTCGCGCTACGAGTGTAATCTATAAACCTACCCTCTGGCGTCTTGTGCTTCCCTTTGGTTTTCTGGTAATATTCAACGCCCCATTTTTGATACTTGGGCTTATTGTTCTCGTAATTTTTACGGCACCGAATCTTCCCTTTGGCTAAAAGCGACACCTTGTTTTCTTCGTAATAAGCATGTTTTCTTTTTAGTACCGCATCGCGGTTTTTTTCGTTGTACTCTTTGTTTCTGGCCGTCTCTTTTTCTTTGTTTGCCTCTCGATATTTCCGGTAATACGCCCGGTACTGTTCCTTGTGCGCCGCGTAATAGGCGTGCTTTCCTTCGGGGGTGTGCGACGGGGATGGTTTTTTCTCGTCGGCCATTAGGCCAAGAACCTCGCCTCAGGCATTGAGTCCATTACTTCTGTCACACTCCTCTGCCTGTTTTCTACATCATAGAATTCCAGATTGCAATCTTTTATTACGTCGTAGGTATAGGCGAGCATATTCAGTACATCATCGTGGTAGAAGGGAAAATTTATCATTTCCGTCTTGAGCCGGTCCAGAAACGCGCTCTGAATATCGTCCACATAGAATAATTTTCCGTTGTTCAGCGGCCACCCGAGCGAGTCTTCAATGAATTTTTTCTTATTCCTCCCCGCCGGGCGCAAAAACTTACCGACCGTCCACGGAGAGTCGCTGAACTCCACGTGCCGGCCGCGGGCCTTGAGCGCGTCCGCGATGTGAAGATGTGTGGTTGAAGTGCCCACCTTTTCGACGCCGAGTTTATGAACGATCCCGCCGCGGGTGAACATCCGAACAGCCTGGTCGATTGCTTCGGAGGCGCTGGCCGGCGACACCCAGAGGTCTTCGAGGAACACACGGCTTTGCCCGATATCATCCTTCTTCGGCTCCACGCCAACGATCCCGATAGCCCAAGCATCGCCGCCTTCTTGTTTCACGTTACTTGCCAGATCCCCCGCTTGGTCGATCAGCATCATACGGAACAAACCCTTCGGGACGAACGCTCTCGAAATCTTGTTCATGTACTCGAATTTCAGTTCTTGGTCTGACTGCGGCGTCGGGTTGCAAAGTTGTTGACAGTTGAACGTCCTATCCCCTTTGTGATTATCCAGCATCTCTTGCGAGATAAACACCGGTTTACCGTTCGCCGTGCCGTCTTCCGTAGCCGGTATTACCCGGATTTTATACTTGGGCGTACCGTCCAGATTTTTCTTATCGCGCACGTACACCAGCGGATCCCGGTGGTCGTAGAACGTACCTACGACGCGCTGATGACCGCCATCGAGTCCAAGGTTCTGGGACGAGTCGAACGTGACTTTGATCGCCTCCATCATATCGATGGATTTAGCCACATCCTGCGTTGTGATGTCGTCGTACACGCGCCGGTGGAAGTGCGATCCCGTGGGCATACCTTCGATCAGGCCCCACGCTCCGATCGTCGGTTCGGACATGTTCGACCGGCGCTTGAGGACCAATCCCTCGTCCCAACTCCAGAGCGGCGCATCGCGTTCGCAGTTCTGCCAGACCACGTCCGGGAAGCAGAGACGCAGAAGATCAGAGTTCTGTAGCGTCTCCTTGAGTTCGAATAGTATTTTTTTTGCGGCCGCCTTATTGAAAGACAGAATCGCGTTGGCGTGTTCGGGGTTTTTCAGCACGTACTGAAGCGTCTCGGCTTTGGAGACGATCGCCGTCTTGAAGTGGCCGCGGGACCACACATCGAGCGTAAAATCCTTCGGCCCTTGTTCGATCATCATGCACGCATTCACGATGAACGGATGGTTTGCCGTCTTCCTGCCGCCGCCAAGCACGAAGTACACCACAAACCACAGGTCGTCCAGGATCAACGCCCGCAGGACAGACGCCTCAAGAATTTTCGGGTCGGTTTTCTCGGTCGGCTTTGATGGATCCGCAATTCCCGCCTTGGCCCGTTGCATAAGCAGGTCGTAGTCGTACTTGTAATTCACACCCGGCCGTTTCTCGAAATCCACACCGGCTACGGAAATCAACGGCGGCGCCCCATTCGCTTGGTGTTCAATGCGTCGCCTCCGGCGGGGGATCTACCACACCGAAATCCAACCCGTGCGGGACGTGAACACCACCGGGCTTCCGTCCGGCGTTCCGCGTTCGCACTCACACGCCTCTAAAACTTCTATATTCGAAAGATCGTCCGAGAACAAAAATAACAATTCCCACGGCGGGAGAAAGGCCATCAAGTCACCCGGTCAAACGATTGATGAAGACCGCAGTTCGCGCACATGAACGTCCCGCGCAAGATCACGAAAAACTCGCCTCCACACGAACAACGCCAGATTTCCTTTCCGTCTTCCGGCAAGCACGGCGCCACATAAATCCCCTTCCGGGCCGAACACCGCGGGCACTCCATCCACGGCTGAGGACCATCGCTCACAGGCGATACCGCCATCCATCGATGTCCACAACCAATGCATTTCGCCCAACCCGATAAGTGAGCCGTTTTCTCTCCACGCCGAACCGAAAGAGAAACCACATCGGCCATTAGATCAAAACCCCGCCCGCTTTCGGCCATCGCGTAACCACGGTGAGTACAACCTCTTTGGCCTCCACCTTTTCCTTGAGCCACCGAGCCGCGCCGCTCTTATGGAACGCGCAATGCTGCGAGTGCGAGTGGAACACCACCAGGTTCTTCGGATCGTTGTTCAGCGTGTCCCCGTCAATATGGTGCACAACCTCCCCGGCCTTGGCCTGAGAGGCCTTGCGGCCCGCCCGCTGTCCCGCTCTTGAGTACACGCCGTGAACGCTTATCGCCTCAAAATAACACCTGCGAGAACAAAACTGCGTGGCCCCGTTTTTAACGCGCTTCCGTTGGGCAAGGTAAATTTCCCCGCAGGAAGTACACTTGCGATCTACCGCCCCGCCGCGGTAGGTAAGGTTCATCTGGTTGATTCGGTAGGAGACAGCCGCCCTTGTCACACCCACACGATCGGCAATTTCCTGCATGCTCAGAAGGTCAACAGTATACCATCTGGCGATATCATCGTTCGAAACGCTGGAAAGCTTCCCTGAACCACCCATGGCACCAACCCACATGATTTTTAATGAACTTGTATCATGGGATAAGCATGGTGTCAAGTGAATAGTGTCAAGGAGGGGAGGGGGATTTAAAAAAATATCACGCGCCCAAGAAGGGAGGTTACGTATAATTATTTTGTCCCGCCCATGGTCCACCCCCCCCAGTCCCGGAGGCGATCCAGAGCGGGGGCGCAGGGAGGCATCAAGCACTAGAGCTGCGCGGGCGCTCATCCCCTTGATACCCTATCCGCTTGACATAATGAATATGTGATAATATTGGTTATCAGACGTTGGATTAAAAGGGGTTGATTATAAAAGGAAATGTAGATGTGTCGCCGAGCGCTCAAATCATTTACCCTGTGTATAAACCATATCTTGTGGTCATATGCCGTCGCCGAGCGGGATTAGATCGGCGCCGTCGCCCATCGCTTGGAGCTCGACTGTCTGCCCTATAACCCGCTCCGGCTCTGGGCTTGCAGTCATCGCGCCTAAGTTTATTGTAACGAAGGATAGAGCTGGCGCCACGCCTTGTGATTGCTTGGGATACTGCCGATCCAGGACTGTCTCGGCCGCGCGTAAAGCCGTGGAATCTTTGACCTCTCTAATATCCCCGAAGGCTTTACCGCGCATCAAGGTGTCAACAACGACTGACGCCCGCTTGATGCGCTTATCGGTGAGGAAGTCAATCGGGGAGCCGGATTCCGCCTTCCGTGCCTCGAATTTCTTTATGTTCCCATCGATAACCTCGCCATAACTCGGCGAGTATCCGATTGCCTCGGCCGCCTTCGTCGTTGAGAATCCCTCAGATCGAAGTAATTGAAAAGCGTTATATTTTTCCCTGATAATGGGGTCCTGCCACCATGGTTTCCGTCCACCGCCTGTTGCTGGTCGATTATCCGTGCGAGGTTCAGGGATGGGATTTGCGGGGTATTGATCGGGGCTAGGTATCGTTTCCGCCGTTCCGTTCATGCGCGCAGTTTACCGCCTTGCGGATTGGTGTCAAGTCTTTTTTTTAAGACTCACACGCAGTCGGGCGTTTTTCTGCCCGACAATGTATTTCTTTTAACTTCTTTAATTCTACTTCTACTACTTATCAAACAGACATCAATGCTCGATCATATCATCCATCAATACCGGCATCAATCATCTATTATATAGTGGATCATTTAGGGGTGACATTTATTGTCAATCCCGTCTTAAAAGAGACAGATTTTGTCACACGTAAGTATATGATATTATTAAGAACACATAACTAAGTGACGTTTTACGGCTTTTCGGGTGACGTAGAGCGTCACCTTGTAAGATACAGAGATTTTCCATCCCTTATATATCCCTTATATATCAACCACTTAAAACGATAAGTTATAGAATTTCAGGATGGCACGGCGATTGCTTTATATATGGGTAAGACTGAATAAATAAACCAGGAGGGGAATATGGACCGCAAACCCACGATGAAACAGTTCGATAATTACAGCAACTTACACAATGAGGGTGGCGAGGGTTACAACCCGCACAATCGTCGGGCGGTATCCAGCGAGCCGGAGTGGTCCGTCCTCTCCGGGCAGATCGACCGCCTGCGCCGGATGCAGGAGAGCATCTCGCCGACTGGCAATCCCCGACGATATGCCGAGATGGAGACAGAGATCGAGAGGCTAATCCCGTTGTACAACGCCGCGATGGCGGCAGGGAAAAATTCTAACCCGCACACAGCGGAAAGGAGAGCGAAAAAGTGAAACGCCTGTTCTCCGTCGCCTTACTTCTCGCCGCCTTGCTCGGCGTGTACTATGTCGCCACCGGTCCCGTGTTAGGATTCCATGGGACCGCGTGCCTATGTGACCAATGCTTAGAGGACGCATTTAAGGGGAGGGAATAAAAATATCCTGCAATCCGACGCACCAAGTAAGTAATAAATCCACCTGGTACGGTGTTTTTGTACCCGGAAGCGACAAGCCGAAGGCCGCTTTCCAATTCCGATCCTTGGCCGCCATGTACCTGTTGGAGAGTGGGCTCGTCGAATTCAAAGATGCTGAAATCCGCGCCATAGAAATGGACGCAGAACCCGAAGCGAAAATCTAAACAGAAGGAGGGGCCGCCCCGTGCGAATGATCCTGGAAGTGTTCCGGGTCAAACCGCCGACCTATGCCCGCAAGATCCTACACCGGCAAGAATCGGAAGCAAGCCAAAGCATTAATGCATTAATCGACGTAGGTGAGGCGCACCAGGACGACAAGAAGCGCGTTTATTACCACATCATATTCCCGGACGTGAATCCGGAGGACGCGAGGCGCCGCTGGACACGGGAAAACCACCCGAACCGGAAGGGAAAGAAAAATTCTCTGGCAACCATATCGAAAGCAAAGATGCGCACGCGATATGCCTATGCGGGGAGCAAGTGATCGAGTGGCTCACGGCAGGTTCCATCCTGTCCGCCGTGTACCGATGCCCGAAGGCTATAAATAAAAAGGCCGGGTGAATAAATCGGGCAAGCGTTTGAGTATTTAATAAAAGCAAGCGAAAGGATAAATACATGACCGTCACCGTCACCCTGCCGATCCGCACCGAGTCGGAAGCGAATCTGCGCGAGCATTGGGCGAAGAAAAACAAGAGAGTGCAAGCGCAGCGCCAAGCGGCGAAGATGTTGACCATATGCCACCGGCAAAAGGTCAAGGGATGCAACAGCATTTCCGTGACCCTGACCCGGATTGCGCCGCGAAAACTCGATACCGACAACCTGGCAAGATCCTTCAAGGCCGTGCGGGACGGTATCGCGGACGGTCTGAATATCGATGACGGATCAGCCCAATTCCAATGGTCTTACGCGCAGGAAAAGGGCAAGCCGAAGGAATATTCCGTAAGAGCAGAAATAATATCTTGACAGCGACGTTTGTATGACATATCGTTTACATCCCTCAACCTCGTGCGGGAGGAAAACACGATGAAGAACAGACTCAAAAATTACTTCAAGGCCGCTTTCCCTGGGGTAGCTGTTCAAACCGCCGAGGAAAAGCGCATCGGTGCCGATATTCTGGCTGCCGCCAAGGAAGCCGGGAAAGCCCTCGTTAAGTGGACCGCGACGGAGGGTATGGTCAACGTGTTCCCAAGCACCAAACCGATACAGAACACCGAAGATCCCGTCGCCGCCCTTGGCCAGCGAATCAACAACACCGTCTATATGTTCTGCGACCTCGCCAATTTCCCGTTCGACCGTGACCCGATCCTGCCGCGGGCCTTGCGCGACCTGCTCACGTGGGCACCCTCGGAAGGTTCCTGCATCATCATCGTCGGGCCGTCGTTCCGGCCGCATCCGACGCTGGAAAAACTGATCGTCGTGACGGACTACGCGCTACCCTCCAAGGCCGATTTGACAAGCATCGCGGAGTCGATCGCCAAGTCGGCAGGGAAGAAGTTCAACGGAGACGCGGAGGACGTGTTACGCGCCCTTTCGGGACTGTCCACCACGGAGGCAGAAAACGCGCTCGCGCTATCCATAGTGGAATCGGGAAAGTTCTGCCCGGAAATCATCTACCGGGAGAAAGTCGCCGGCGTGAAGAAGTCGGGGCTGCTCGAAATCGTGGACCCAGACCCTCGGGGGCTGGATGCCATCGGGGGGCTGGACGTGCTCAAGGGATGGATCACGAAGCGCAAACGGGCATTCACGAAAGAGGCCGAGGAGTACGGGCTGCCGATACCCAAAGGCGTGCTCCTGTGCGGAGTGCCTGGCACCGGGAAGAGTTTGTGCGCGAAGGCTATCGGAACCGCGCTTGGATGCCCGACCGTAAAATTAGATATAGGTGCCCTATTCAACAGCTTGGTCGGTGAAACTGAACTCCGCACACGCGAGGCCCTGAAACTTGCCGAGGCGATGGCCCCGTGCGTTCTTCTCATTGAGGAATTGGAAAAGGGGATGGCCGGTTCATCTGGTGCCGGATCAGGGGATAGCGGAGTTTCAAAAAGAGTCTTGGGGACCCTGCTCGAATGGCTTCAGGATCGCAAGCGCCCCGTGTTCCTTGTGGCGAGTGCAAACAGCGTAGAGCAGTTACCCCCGGAACTTCTTCGGAAAGGCAGATGGTCGGAAATCTTCGCGGTTGATTTACCTGATGCCTACGACCGCGCTGACATCTTCAAAATTCACTTGAAGAAGCGCAACCGCACCGCACTTGCGGAGCAGATCACGCCTGAGTGCGGAGCCGTCATGGTGTCAGATAATTTCACGGGGGCGGAGATCGAAGCCGTCATCGAAGAATCTCTCTTCAACGCCTTCGACAAGGGTCGGGACATTACCGCCGAGGATTTGGTCGAGGCCGCAACGGACACCTCGCCACTCGCAGAAACGGCTCCAGAGAAGATTGCTATCGTGAGGGAATGGGTGCAAACCCACGCCAGGCTTGCCTCCACGAGCCGAAGCCTTGCGGCAAAGACCCAAGGACGGAAGATGCAGTCGAACGCGAATTAACTTCTTGTTCTGTGTGGCGTGCTACTGGAAGGCGGTACGCGATGGGTTGGTCATCGTGACGCCAAAGGCCGCGAACGTCGGCCAGAGGGTGATCGGCGGGTAATGAAAGAAGTGATCGGCGGAGCGATGAGTGCGATAGGCGGCATATTTTTATCGAAGAAATGGAAACGCGCCGCCAGTAAACGACCTCTCCCTTCAGGGAGAGGCTTTTGAGTGGCCTAACAGGCCCTCAATTCAGGGCGGTTTACAACGCCCCCGCCTGCGATGTTCCAAGCGGCATTGATGTCGGCTTGAAACGAACCGCAGGTTGTACAGGAAAACGAATCTTGATCCCTCGTTCCGA